ACTTTATTTCAGCGCGTCATCGAATGGTGGTTCACCTTCATTCTATGTAGAGTTGTACAAATACGATGGCACAACATTTACGCTATTGGCTACGGATGTTGCAACGCCTGAAGGCATTACACAAGGCACCGTAATCGATGCTTATTTCACGGCTCTTGCAGTACCGCCAACAACAATGGCGTTAACCGATAGGCTCGCTTTGCGTGTGTTTGTTACTACATCGGGGCGCACAATTAAACTGCACACTGAAAACAGCCACCTAAGCCAAGTAATAACAACACTAAGCACTGGCATCAATGCAATTAATGGTATTACATCGCAGGTTCAAAACCTTGCAACGGGCACAGCCGGAACTGATTTTGCAATAAGTAGCACAGGAAGCACGCACACTTTCAACTTGCCTACTGCCAGTGCTGCAAATCGTGGTGCATTGAGTAGCGCCGATTGGTCTACATTCAATGGCAAGCAGAACAGCATAGGACTTACAACGGTGGGGAATAACCTTGCCACGCTAACAAATCCAAATGCGCTTACGTATTTGCGCGTGAATGCGGACAATACGATTACAGCACGCACGCCAGCGCAGGTGTTAACGGATTTGGGTGTAAGCTCCAACATTATTTTGTTCCGTGACCTTACCGTTTACACGGTGGCTAACACCACTACGAATACGATAGCATGGAGTGGTTCAGTTGCAGCCAATACTTTACAGGTTAATGACATCATAGATTTTCAGACGCTGGTTCAAGGTAACACACCCAACGGAACTGCTTTTAATATTAGGTTATACGTTAACACGTCGGCGAGCATAGCTGGCGCTACTCAAGTTGGACGCTTTTCTGTAAGCAATGCCGCCTGTCATGGTTTGTTTTATCGACAAATTGCGGTAACGGCTACGGGTGCAAGTGGTAACATCCGTGTATTTAGTAATGCAGCCACTTCGCTTTCGGCTTATTCTCAAACAAACTCAACTACTAGCAACATAACTGTGAACACCACAGCACCTTTATTCTTCATTTTAGCGTTTGAGATGGGTAACGCTACTAGCACATCAACCATTCAATACATTAATGCATTAATATCACGATGAGAAACATACAACCTCTTGACATTTGGAGCGATGGCGATACTAAAACTGCCACATCCATCTTACTTTACATCAGCTACGATGACCTTGCTACGCAGGCAGCATTGGTGTACAAGCTATTTGATACCATAGGCAACATCATATACGAGGGCCAACTACTTTTCACAGGTCAAGAGTATATTGATTGGGGCAATAGCGGCGATTCAAATGCTGAAGCTTACACGCTTGCAGCGGCACATTTAAACATCACACTTGCATAGTGGCGGATGCGTTTGAAGATATGTTGAATGAGTATGCGCTAGCCGTAGTTGAGCGGGCGCAATCAAACCTGCGCATTAAACGTAGGGTGCGCGGCAAGACCGTTAACCGCGTTGCATCGGGCAGGTTGCTCAATTCATTATACTACAATCTCAAAATCCGTTATAACAAGCCTACGATTGACTTCACCGTGTCTAATGATGAGGCGGGAAAGTATGCAGACGTTATTGAATTTGGGCGCAAGCCTTATCCGGGTGACCCTACCAAAAGGCCACCTATCAAAGACATCATGCAATGGATTAAACTCAAGCCGCTGAAGCTACGCAACAGGCAGGGCGAGTTTATCAAATCAACAGAAAGCAACATCAAGAGTGCTGCATTTGCCATTGCTAAGAGCATCGGTGAAAAAGGTATCGAAGGGATTTACTATTACACAGAGGCAATAGATGATACATGGGACGAGTACAAGGATAAACTAATGAATAGTTACATCAAGTCAGTTGAACAAAGATTACTACTAAATAAAAGATAATGGCAATAACGATAAATGACCAGCCATATAATTGGGCGGTACGTGGGCAAAAGCTAATGATCATTGCGACAAGTACGGAAACAGCACAGACTGGATTCCGTTATGGAGTGGAGGTTGTAATCGATGCAAAGACGTACAACTTTTATCTACCTGCTGCGCCCGATGGTAAGTTATACTTTGACTTGTCGCCATTGCTTGAAGACATGCGCAACTATGAGCCGCTCAATTTTCACTTTTCAACAGATGATACGGTTGATGACTTAAGCAAAAAGACCATTGACTTTACACTAACTGAATGGTGGTTGGTTAGTGGTATTCTTACACTAAATGAAGGCAGTGAGGAAGTGGGTACGCAAATGATAGCTATCAATGGCTACTTTCAAGTAATAGACGGCTACAAGCCAAACGTAGAAACAGGCTCGCAAAAGGTTAAGTATTCGCTTACATCAAACACGAGTCTTGCCATGAGCGATAGGCAAACAGATACGCATTCGTGGTATTTGGCACAAACATGGAGTTTTGGCGGCCCTACTGGCAATACCTTTATTTGGATACCTGCGTATGAATCAGACTATGGTGTGCTATCCATACCGGGCAATGATGACTTCCTATCGAATAATACACCTGTGACTTTGCGCATCACAATCTTTTCTTCAACGGGTGCGCCTTCTCAGCAAAATATAACCTTAAACAATTACGATATAGAAGCACTACCTGTTTATCCTGCTAACCTTAATGACTGGACGGGCTTGACCGTGAAGCCTTCACTATTTGCTAATTGGCGTTGTTATCAGGTTCAAATCTTTAGCGGTATTACACAGAAAAGTATTAGCTATATTTTTTACAACACGGCTAAGTATGGTCAATCGGATTGCCACAATGATAAGATTCGCCTCGGGTGGGTAAATAGTCGCGGCGGATGGGATTATTTCAACTTCACAAAGCGTAGTGAAATAACAGACGAAATAGAACGCAAGAACTATCGCAAAGTATTGTTCAATGGTACAACATCAGTATTCAGTGCAAATGATAGAGGGCTCGTTGAAAGGCGCAACATGGCACAGCAGGTGCTTACCGTAACTAGTGATTACATTAGTGAGGGTGAGTTTAAGTTCTTGCGATCACTATTGGTGAGCAATCAAGTCACATGGCTAACAATGGATGCGGGCAACGTGGTAGAAGTACCCGTGAAGCTTGATGATACGACGTATGTAGAAAAGAAAACACGTGACGGCAAGTTGTACAACGTAACTTTGAAGGTAAGAATCGCAAACGAATACTGGACATAACATGAACGGAGAAGTACAACTAATAGTTAAGATACCCGGCACAGCGCCAAGTGGCATTGTCACAGCTGTTGAATCAGCGGTCATTATAGATAGCACTAGCCCGCAACAAGTCTTTAGTTATCCAAATGACATGAGTGCTTATTTAGGCGGATATGTTCAAATACAAAGTGCAGTATTTGGTGATTTAGGTACTTACTACATTACAGCTGTTGAAGTTAATGACCCAGCGTACGCTTATCTGCATCCGTTAAATACTGGAATATACACAACTACTCCTTGGAACTTTAGTGTTGGTGGTGCTGACTTGCCGAACTTCAACTACATGGCAGCTGTGCCATCAGTAACCGAAAAGTATTTAGATTTATTCGAAAACGAAAGCATATCACAAAACTGGAAGTTTCAAGACCTTAACAACTTTACAGCACAGGGTGCATTCACGCGCGAGTTCCGTGTGCCATTCAGTGATAAAAATCAAAAGGCATTAGGTGCGCTGTTTGATGTTAACGTAGAAGCCGGCACAGAAAACTATTTTCACTACAAGCTACCTGCTGAAATACGCGTAGACACCTTACCCATCGCTACGGGCTACATTCGTGTGCGCAAGGTATACAAGACCATGAACCGCATCAGCGAGGTTGAGCTTGCGTTCTATGCTGAAACGCCTGACCTTGTACGCAACATAGGCGAAAAGAAGTTAAGTGACATTGCAGACTTGCCTTCATTGAATGAAGAAGTTAGTTACGCCAATGTCACAGCACCAAACACTGAAAGGTATTGGACAATTTTAGATCGCGGTCAATTATGGAGCGAGTTAGGTGAAGCGAACACACGTTCACTGCAAGACCCTAACACGCCCGTATATCCTGCTGACCTTACACCCGCTGTTAATTGGTGGTATTTGTTCAACCAAATAATCACAGATGCCGGCTTTGATTTAGTTGCAGGCACATTGCAAAATATCTTAGAAACGTACTACATGCCATGGTGCAATAGTCGATTCTTGCAAGGCAGTGACACAACAGGTGAGTTTGGATTCAGGGCAGAGGTAGGTACAAACTTTTCCACCAACGGATACATTCCGTTTGATGTAGAAATCTATGACAACCAATCCGACTTTAATCCTGCGACATTTACTTATACGGCACCTGCTAGTGGTATCTATACATTCAATCTCAATTTGTTTATTGATAAGAATGCTGGCAGTGCGCGTGTTTTTATTCAAGCTATCATCAATACCACCAATGTTGAAAATGTCATCGATGTAAATTTCTTTGAACCTACGACATGGAATTTTACTCACTCATTAACATTAAATGCAGGTGATTCTGTGCAATGGTTTACGTTTAAACAAGGTGCATCAAATACGCGAATCAATGCAGGCAGCACCATCCAGTTGCAAACCGCTAACTTGTTCTACTCGCAAACTATTTTCTACCCGCTGAATGCACCCGACATGAAGCAGATAGACTTTGTGACAGATGTAATCAAGATGCATAACTGTGCTATCGTACCGGATAGGGCAATACCGAATAAAGTTTATATTGTTCCACAAAATAGCTATTTGGGTAGTGGTGCTGTGCTTGACTGGACAAGTAAACTCGACACAACAAAAGACATCGTTATAGGCAGCACAACCGATTTGCAAAAAGGTAAGTTTCAATTTACTTACACGGCAGGCGAAGACATTATTTCAAAAGTATATCGCAACGTTGATCGCATCTATGGTGACTATGAAGCCATAGGCTATACCATCAACCCTAACACCTCGCCGAGTGATTTTGCAATAGGTGAACAAAAGATATCACTTGTGACACGCTCAACCCCTGCGGGCGTAGTCAATGGCAGCAACTACATCATGCCGATGTTCTTAAATGATTCTTTGCAGTTTGTTGCACCCGGGCCGCGCTGTTTGTTCTTAGCGGGTTCGTGGTTGTGTCAATTATATGATGAGGGTAGCAGCACGGCTGTGTTGAATGAAATATTTACGTTAAACAATTACAGCATCATTTACGCGGAGATAGATGATGAAGATTTGAACTGGGCACCTGAAGTGCCACCACACACAATCATTAGCAATCCATACAACAATCTATTCAATAAGTATTGGCGCACCTATATGAATGCGCTGTACTCACCCGAGGCTCGAATGATGGATGCACATTTTGCATTGACCTTATCGGACATCCTAACCTTTTCATTTGCTGACAAGATTTGGATACAAGATAGCTATTGGCGCATCGTCGAGATTACGGATTATAAGGTGGGCATGTATGAGAGCACTAAGGTTAAGTTGCTGAAGTTCCTCGAAGATATTGAAGATTGCAGCGGCACACCTACGTCTATAAGTTTAAACGGGCAAGTGAACTTTGAAGATGCAGGCGGTGACCCTGTTGCACCTAGTCAAGATTGTTGTGTGCGCTATGGCTATACGTGGGATGAAAATTTAGGTGTGTGCTGGGCAAATGTTCCAACAGGCAGCAAACCAAACTCACCAACAACTGGCAGCACAACGAATCCAGCACCACGCAGAACGGCTGTGCAAACGCGCAATTCTCAAATCACCAATAGCGTTATCAATGGTGAAGATGTGACCATAGAAAATGGTAACAAGGATATGCTTGCAGTTGGTAAAGATTTGACATTGACTAAGGCAGTTGAAGGCAGCAACCTACTTGGCAAAAATGTTTATACCAATTTACCCGGCTTGCATTTGGGTGGTGGTTACCGTGATGGCAGTACATTCGTAGAGCAAGGATGGGCGCAATCAGGAACGGTTATCTTGCATAGAAAGGATACATATCCAGCAGCGGGCAATGCGTTTTATTATGTTGAAGGCATAACAAATGAACACATCGAGCTGCCCAATGATACCTTGTGGTCTTGTCTATTGAATGTGACTATTTGGGATACCACTGCAGGTACTTATGCCACAGGTCAATACTCATTTGCCATGTCAAAAAGTGGCGGCGTTGCAGCGGTTAGTGCAATCACAGCACTTAACACGGTCAACACAACTGCATTCACGTTTACCGTTGGTGTTAATGTTGCTGTTGCAACTCAACATAGACTATTTTTAAACGTAGGTGGTGGCGGTACGTTTCCCGCCAATATCATAACAACAGCGTCATTACAATATCAACAAAGTAAAATATCATAATGGACAACATCAAAAACTCATTGCGCTATTTGCAGCTCGGAATCAAGACCATGCCCCAACACGTATACTCATTGCGTCCTTGGCAACGTACCTTATGGTTTATCACGCTGTATGTGTGGCGCACATTCTTGTTTTTCGGACTTATCTATTTACTATCTAAACTAATATACTAATGGCAGAGCCTATCGTTCGGAGTTTCGTAATTGACACAAGTGAGAGTGAGCAAAATCTCAAAGAGTTAGATGTTCAACTTGATGCAACCAGTGCCAAAATCAATAGTGCATCACAATCATTCAACGTAAACACGAATGAGAGTGAGCAAAACCTTCAAGACCTCAACGAGCAGGTTAATGATTTAGGTAATAATCTTAAGGATCTACCTAACGATGTAACCTTTCCAAGTGAGCCGTTTGATAAGGCTAATAATTCCTTGGATGGTATTGGTGACAAAGCGGAAAAGGCTAAAGAAAAATTAGACGATTCTGCTAAATCTGCAAAGAAGTTAGGAGAAAATGCCAAGGGTGCTGAATCAGGATTTAAGAAAGTAGGTGCTACTCTTAATGGTCTTGCTAAAGCGACAGGTGTAGTGGCTTTGTTGACCGCTGCATTTAACACGGTCAAAAGTGTTATACAATCAACTCAACCAATTGCGGATGCATTTAGCGCAGCATTTGGAACGTTTACGGATATCATACGTGATGCGTTTACCTATATCAGCGAAAACGCAGGCACAGTAGTAAAATACTTTGAAGCAATCTTCAGTGACCCGGTACAAGCTTTAAAAGATTTTGGTGATGCTATCGTTGAGAACCTGATTGAACGATTTAACTCGTTTCTTGATACGCTTGGATTTATTGCAGAAGGTATTAAGAACCTTTTTACTGGTGAGTTTGATGCTGCACTTGAATCATTTAAGAACGCAGGTAAAGAATCGATTGATGTATTGACTGGTGTTAATGATACGGTAGATCGTGTAACTGATGCCGTGGTTGAAGGTGCAACTGCTTTTGCTAATTATGTTACCGAAACTTATAAGGCTAACGAAGCATTGGTGCAGCTTCAAAACAACGCAAAGCTTGCTGCTGCACAACAGGCGCGTTTAGCGGAACAATACGATAGGCAGGCTGAATTGTTACGCCAAACCCGTGACGACGAGAGCAAAAGCATTCAAGACCGTATCGATGCAAATAATAAATTAGGTGAAGTACTTGCAAAACAAGAACAGGCTGAACTAGCATCAGCACAAGCACAGGTTGCGGCAGCGCAGGCAACATTCGAACATAATAAAACTATCGACAATCAGGTAGCTTTAACGCAAGCACTGGCAGGTGTCGATGGTGTGCGTGCTAAGATTGCCGGGTTAAAGTCTGAACAGCTTGTAAACGAGATAGCACTTAATAAGGAGCTTAATGAGCTTACTAAAGCGCAGGTACAAAGCAATGCTGAACTTGCAATAGCGGAACAAAAGTTTGTTGCCGATAGTATCAAAAACGACTTAGAAAGGCTTAATGCGCAGCGTGAAGTTTTAGAACAAGAAAAGACTATTGCTTTAGCTGCACTACAAGCGGAAATTGATAAGTATAATACGGGTACACAAGCTAGGTTAGATGCTGAAATAGCATTTGCGCAAAAGAAACAGGAGATAGACCAAAACTTAGC